TTTAGCTTTTAATTCAACTTCAACATTTTTAGTTTTAACAATTTCAATTTGCTGTAATTCTGCTGTAAAGGATATTGATTTACCAGTTTGCGCCGTTCTGTTAACTTGAAAGTTCTTTAAAATCATGTTTTTATAAACTCTCAACCCAGTTACAACGTCAAATGGCTCACGACTATCCCTTAACTTTAAAATTTTAGCATATTCATCTTGCGACCTTGAAGTTTTACCGAAAACTTTACTTAATCCATAAATGTTATCTATAAGTGCGAAAGTTATAGGCGTATCGCTTATTATTCCCTGCATTGTCATGCTTAAAGGTAAATTTCTAACATGGTCTGTTATATCAGCACCATCTTCAATCGGGTTAGTTGATATTTCAGACGCAGCATTATGAACTTCACTTACAGACGCATCAACAGTAACGTTGCCAATTTTAGCTTTTTTAATGCTGTAAATAAAATTAAATAATTTTGTATCTGTAAGTGCCATTAATAACTTCCTTCTTTAACATTTCGGGATGTGTTTCTACGTTCTCGCCTATCTTGTTCTGATATTTTATTTGCTAAATCTTGATTATTATTATCAGGTGAAGCATAAACTGTAATGTTGGTTGTATTGTTAACACTACCACCTGCTGTCAATGGTGTGTTGCTTCTTTTACCACCTAAAATATCGCCTAACATATCTTCTTGCAATACAGATTCAGAAATTGGGTATCTATTTTTTCCACTAAATGCGTTTAAAGCCGACTGTGGTTGAATGTTTAAAGCTTCTGCCCAATTAGAACGTGTAGAACCTAACTTTTCAAAAAATGATTTAGGTTTATGTTTAACTAAATCAGTTTCTACAATCGGCATTCCAGTTATAAATCTCAAAAATTTAAGCAGTTCTTTGACGCTAGACGTTACCTTCATCACATCTTTTGCTAATTTTCCAAAAATAGATTCTTCACCTTTGAAAGCACCATAAATATCACCAAGTACCAATAAAACAAATGTCAATGCAACAGCCAACGCTATATATTCAGCATATAATAATCCCTTGGCTATTATTAATTTGCCAGTAAGAGATAACATTTTAGCTGCTAAGGTTGTAAATAAACGCCCAACACTTAGAAAAGCCATCATTACATGAGCGCCTATTAAAAATGAAATTGCACCTGCAAGAAGAACTATCGCATTTTTAAGACCTCCAACAACACTTGTAATGCTTTTTATCATTGGATAAACCATCTTTGACATAAACCACCACATTGACTTCATGGCTTTTACAAAATCTTTCACAAACTTGACTAATTTTGTTTTTATAAGTTTTTTATTAGCATCATGCCAATCAAGAAATGCCAATAATATACTTTTAAGTGTAGGCAATAACTCATCACCCATTTGAATTGATAATATTTGTAATGTATCTTGAAAGTTAGACCATAAACCAAGCAACGTTTTCGATTGTTTTATCATCAAATTTTCAAATCTACCACCAGCACCGGTCATACTTGCAAATGCTTCTTCAACATCTTTAAATTTAACCTTACCTGCCGACACTAAATCTTGTATAGAATCTTCTGCTACACCCATGTTTTTAGCTAAAGTTGAAGCTAATCCAACGCCAAGAACATTAAAATCTCTTAATTCTCTACCTGTTAATTTTCCCTGTGTTTTAACTTGACCAAAATTCAATGCAATCCTAGCTAATGGTTGAGATACACCCGCTGAAACATCGCCTAGTGATTTTAATGTAGGCAATAATTTATCAACCTCTATACCCATTGCTAATAATTGTTTTGAAGATTTGAATACACCTGTTATTGTGAAAGGTGTCTTTGCGGCAAATGATGTTAAATCTTCCATCACTTCTTTTGCTTTTTCTGCACTACCTAGCATCGTTTCAAAAGCAACTTTGATTTGTTCCATCTCACCGGCTTTTTTAGCAAGGAAAACTACACCTGCACCTATGCCAAAAACAGCGGCAGACGCCATCAAAGCAGAACGTCTGATAGTTCTCATGCCTTTATCGTAATTTCTTAAAGCATTTTTATCTACTTTAAATCCAAGGCGAGTTATTAATTCTTTAACTATCATTTTTTGCCTCTTGCGTTTTTAGCTTCATTATTCGCTTTATCGGTGGCATTATCTCTAGCATCAAGCACATCATTAGCATCCATCAAATCTATAAGCGACCAATGTGTTTCTATTTCTTGCAAGGTTGCTATGCGTTCTAATATGCAACGCCAAACCAACCAAGGAGGACTATTATCTATCTCGCTACTATCTTTTGCTTCTTTGAATTGTTTACTTCTGCTCGCCGTAAGCCCTGTGTTGCTCCGGCGAGTTCGCCGAAAAAATCGGCATATTGAAAGCTAAGAATCGCCTTTAAAACTTTGAATAAATGACTAAATTCACCAGCAAAATCTAAATCAAATTGAATTGTTCTATGTTCATTTCCTGATATGACTTTCGTGGTATGCAAAATATCATTTACTAAACCAATGACAATATCCTCGTCCAGTTGATTCATAACAGACTGTATCATTTCGCTAATAATGTTAGGGCTAACTTCTTCATTCATTTTTTCTTCTGAACCGCTTAACATAGCAAGCATACCCAAAGGCGCACCTGCATATTTAGCTAATTTAGTTAAAATCTTCAATCCTTTAGTCGCAGGGTATAAAGAAGTCATGTATTTTTTGTCATCTATTTCAAAATTTATAGGTTCTCTCATTTTATCCCCTTATTTTAGTTGCTACCATGTGTAGAAATTAGATTATCAGTTCTTAAAACCCATTCTCTTTCAGTTGCATCACTATCATAATTAACTGTTGGTTCTTTTTGAACCCATGCTGATTCAGCTGCACTTAAAGAAATGGTTGTAATCCCAGAACCATCTTTTACAGCAAATGGGAATATTCCAGCATTGCCATATTCATCTAATTTTCTAAACGCATCAAGAATCACGTTTGATGGGCTAGATTGCATTAATCTAATTGTAATCGTTGCGCTATGGTCATTTGATTTAGTTCTTACACCTTCGCCATCTGTACCTGTTTTATAATTAAACAAGTCAGAATCTTTTTCTACTGTAATCATAGAACCTTCTGCAAAATGTGATAGAACAAAAGCTCCACAAACGACACTAACTTTTTTTGGGTCATATGTTTTAACTGCCATGATAATTCTCCTTTATTTATATTTTATAGTTCAACTCTGCCCGATATAACAACTTTATGGATTGCACCCTGTAACGTTGCTTGCCATGTTACGTTATTCAATGTTCTAGTTCCTTTGTCAGTAGTAGAAACATCTTTCACTAAAGGAACGCCGACTAAAAATGGCTCTCCGTCAAAAGTGTCTGGGTCAGGTGTTAATAAACCGACCGATATTCCGTTTAGAATTGTTTTTCTAACAAGATTTTCTATGATAGCAATTCCTGCGTCTGTATAAGCTATTTTATCAGAAGTAACTAACTCTTGATAAATGTTTTCTTGCATCCTAGCCGTCAACCAATCTATTCCACGCATGATATCCAAATATTCACCTGATGCTACAGTTGCTTCTTCTGTAATATCAATTCCACCAGCTTCAACCATGAGGTTTGCATTTTTTGCCAAAATTGCGTTGATTTCTGTAGTGCTTAATGAATTAGAACCTGTAATACCGGATAGTGTTTTGAACATCCACGTTGCACTTCCGGGATCTGTTGGTAACATTCTTCCAAACCAAGCTGCATCTGGGAAATCAGCAGGAGTTTCATTAAAAATTATCGAAGTTCTATCGTAATTTGCTGCGCTAAGTATATAAGCTATATCAGTTGTTTTAGTTGCATCGTAAATATCTACTGCGTCTGAACAACTTATAAACAATTTAGGCATAGCTTCTATTGATTTTGCTGTTACTCCAACAACAACTGCTGTTCTGTCCATACATAGACAACCATACCAATCATCATCAACAAGCCTAATTGCTGTGATATCTTCTGCCATGCCAACGTTAGGTGTAGTTGCCGTAGTAACTGCCGCTGCTTGAGTTAGTCCGCCTGTTACCAAAACACCGCTTATTGTTACTGGAACACCAGCCACCGCCGCAGTTACAGTAATAGTATGAACGCCATCAGATACCGCAGTTGTTACACCATCAGTTGCTTGAATTAATGCCGCAAAATCTGTCAATGTTTGAGCATTTGTTGCATTAAAAGGCGTTGCTGCCAATGCTGTTCCGTCAATTGAGCAATCAATCGAGTTGGCTAAAATAATGTCAGCATCAAATACGATTGTTTGTATTTGAGAAACCGCTGCTAGTCTTTGTGTAATTTTAACTTCTTCTGGTGCTGGTGTTTGAGAAAACAAAGCATTTGCCGCCTTGTACTCATCATTTCCAGACGTAAAATCAACTGCAACATCTGTCATATTGTTATAAGTTCTTACGAGTCCAGAAGCAAAGCTTCCTGTCGTTCCGAAAATCATTGCTACGCCAAATCCTGCCTGTGTTACTGTTCTTGTTGACCTAGTAACCGATACACTCACAATCGTTGAGATAGGTACTGTCATAATAATTCTCCTTTATGGTAAATCTATTTCTTGGTTTATAATATGTCCATCAGCTTCACCGTCTATGTTTACATGTTCGATTAAGCCTACGTTATCTGTTATTTCTCTTGCATAATTTATCATTACATCCATTTGCGCACGTTCTTCAAAATCAGTTTCAAGAAGTCCTGTTAAATTCTGTATATTTCCAACTGACATTAACGATATTCCATAAGTGTTCCATAATAAACTATGCGTTTCTTCTTTGAACATTGAGTCTCTAGCTAATTCCATTTCTTCTAAAGCGCTTGTTCCGTATATGTTAAGCGATATCGTTCCACCTCTTACACCTTTTAATGTAGCCACGCCTAATGCACTGACTGGCCCACGATAATCGTCAAAGCCAACTCTGCCACTGTCATTATAACGAATCGTTCCGTATGGCCTTGCAGGTGTTTTAGGTTGTGCTTGTTCTTCAAACACCCAAGTAAAGCCCAATTCTTGATTGAGCCATTTTTTCATTGCAAGTTTTATTATATTTACACTAGCCATTAGCCATTAACCT